AATAATAAAGAAGGTGATTCAACTCAAGTTAGTAATACCACAATTAATGCTCAGCCACACATTGATAGAACAGCAGATTATCTTGCTCCAGCTTTCTAATAAAAAAAGGGGCGAAACGCCCAAGCATTTCACCCCTTATTATTAACCGATCGATTTAATTATTCATTTGCAAGCTTAGCAAAATAACTAAGCGTATCTTCATCATCGTCGGTAGCCCCTTTATCCGCCACGATTGGTGCGGAGCTGGTCGGGGTTACTTTTTCAGCCGGCGCCGGAGCATTTACTTTTGGCGCTCTTGAATTATTCAGATCATCCACTGTATCTTGCGTGAATGTATCTGCGATTTCTTCTTCACCAAGAACATCATAGAGCTTCTTTTTCAGTTCTCCATATGTCTTGTAGGAAGAAGGGTCAATGAATTCTTTGAGAGAATTACTTGATTCAAAAACTGTTTCCAGCTTTGCATCATCTCCATCAAAGAGTTCAGTCGATGCATCGAATTCAGACTTATCGTAGTTACGATATCCTTCTACTTGTCGAATCTTCAACTTGAAGTTAGCACCTGCCCAGAAATCGAATGGATTAATTGGTTGCTCATCTTCAAATTGAGGTTGCATCACATCCATAATCTTATCAAAGATTTTCTTACCATACTTATAGAGGAAAACTTTTCCTTCATTTTCAGGTGAGGCTGTATCAGAGATAACAAGGATATTAGATACATAATGGAGGCGGCGCTTTCTCTCACGAGCGACTTGCTTGTCAGATTCAATTCCACTGTTCCATAGTTGTGTATTCATTTCCGATACAGGGTCTTGCTGACCGATGGATGTCAATGAATTTTCGATGTACCATTTACCACTTGGTCCCTTGAACCCGTGATCCCAATAACGCACCCATGGTAAATCTTCACCATCGGGTGCAGGAAGAAAACGAATAACTGCGTATCCATTTCCTGCTTTATCTACGGTTGGCTTCCAAAGACGGTCGTCACCATAGGTTTGCTTTTCAGAGGTTGTCTCTGCGGCTGCGACAAGGTTAGCGATTGCTGACTTGCGCTTTTCTTTCATTTCTGCGAATGAGCTCATATATTATTTTTTGTATTTTTTAGTATTGCGTTGTATTTAACCTTCAATAGTATTATATCATAGATTCTTCTTTTGTAAACATTAAAAGAAGATTATCTTTAATCTTTTTCCTATTGATATCAGTTAAGCTATTTTTGTATTTCATTGCCAAAATTGCCTTTTCCCGTTTCATTCCAAGCGGGTCATTCAATTCTGATAATAAAGGTTTTATGAAGTTGACCAAAAGGTCAATCATCGCCACGGTTTCAATCCTTATGTTTTCTTTGCACAGTTCATTAATTAGAATATTTTCACCTCCTGCGCAAGAACATAATTCATCAAAGTCGTGTGATGATGAAAGTTTATTTATATCTGTTTTAAAGTTATATGAGAAAGATTCTCGTCTAGATTTCATATCATTAAGGTTCTTTTCATTCATATCCATCACCCAATTACAACCAGTGATGAAATTAGATGTGTAGAAATCAATGAGATTTTCTCTCGTCTTACACCTAGATGCTATCTTTTCAAACGTATATCTAAAGCGTAGCCGTTCGAATGACTCAGGTTTAACTCTAGTCTTAAAATTATATTTGTATGCGTCGAAGTTTTCTTGAGTATAATGTAACTTCAGCGCACTATATATTTTATATGCTTCGAAACCACTCATTCAGACATAAAGGAAAATAATAACTGATCATCCATAAGAATAAACTCTAATTGTATATTATCCATTTAATTGGGTCACCCATTTCTTTGTTGCGCCATTTAAAGCGTATGCAGCATTTAATTTCGAAACATCCTTTGAATTAATAGATACATTACTCTCTTGAATCGCGCCAGTTGTGGTATCGATCAGATTATATCTAGATGGTTCTGCGTGAGAACCGTCACAGTTGCCCTCGGGGTCTTTTGTTTTAGTACATTTACATTTCATATTTAAAATAATTTAGATGTGCTACTCTTTATAATGTTTCTACTTATTGCTTCAGCCTCTAATTTCGCCTTTAAGGGCCCAGAAATAATTCTTTTAATATCTCTGGGGTCAATCATTCTTTGTTCACACACTTCACAAATAGCCTCAGCATAAGTCATCGAATCTTTTTGTACCAAAAGCTGAACCTGATTTCGTAAATCATCTTTTGTTATAGTTGTCTTGATGGATGGTTCTTGTTTCATACAGTTCTAAGGATTATTGAGTGTTGATTGATTCGACCATTCACATTACCTTTCTTGGTCTTGAGACCATCTATCGCTTTTGTGAACATTTTTTCTGTTTTACTAGTTATAATAGGCATTATATCATCTGGCTTCCTAATTGTCAACGAGTAACTTTTATTCTCATCATAGTTTTGAAGGCTTGTACCTTTCACACTTAATCCATCAGAATCTAGAGCTTCGTAGACCAATAGTTTCTTATTCTTTGTATTGAATAGTAGAACCTTCTTTGAGCCAGGTAATGTGATCGGTGAAACAGAACTGAGTCCAAAATCGTCATCAGATTCTTTGTACTTGAGCTTCTTCACTTGAATCTCCGCGGACTTTACTTTCTTCACACGAGGCTTCCTCGCCTTGGTATTTGCACCACGATATTTTTCGACCTGTTGAAGCATCTTATCAATTGCTTTGATTCGACCTTTGATTGCAGGTTTACTTAGGAAAGACCATCCCTCAATATCGTATTCATTATCCTTATTGATACAGTTTTCTAGTGATAGGCGTAGAGTCTTTAACCAATCCTCAACCAATGGAAGACCCCGAACAGGAATATCATTCCCTTTAAGTATAGAAGAAAGCTCGATTCCCTTCACTTTGGTTGACTCATCGATAGTCCAGTTATCGATCATTTCATCAAGGTAGTATATTACCTTATTGTTGATCTTATTATTCATTCGATCAACGACAGATATCTTCACAGTATCTTCTTTCTTCTCTGCGATTTTGGATTCAGTATATTGATTATATATCCTGTCGATTTCTTTCTTCACAAATAGAATGTCATCATTTGCTTCTTCCATATTCACGCCAGGCAAACCTTCAGAGTATTCTTCCCACCCGTCATGACTTGAAGGCATACCTTTATTCAACATTCGGGCCAACTTAGCAGCGGTGAAAGAAAAATATTTCAGATTAGATTTCACCGAACTAATGATCTTTGAATCATATCCGTTTGTCTTTGCAAAGGTTTCGATATCCTTCACCAAATCTTTAGTGGAACAGTAGTAGTTATAGAAATTCAACGCTACACTACGTCTCTTGAAATATTGAATTCCATTAAGATTAGAAGCATCTTCCCAAGAAGGTTCTTCACCTGTATATTTAGAGTCGATAGCTGCGACTCGATTATATCGATCAAAAATTCTAGCCATAATATATTATCCTTCCTCTGAGTTAATGTAGTTGTCCGCTTTATATTGAGTCAGATGTTCTAGTTCTTCATCAATATCTTTCTCAGTATATCCGAGTACACAATCAGCGATATCATTCATGGTCACTGATTCTTTCTTCAATTTCTTGGTGATCCTGCGAATCATTCGAAGTCGTTTATTTTCTTGGGCTTTTGTCATAATGTATAGTATAAATCAATTTAAGAGAATGTCAACCAAAATTAGCGAACGCGAATAGTCCTATATTCGACTCGTGTTTCGTAGTGTCCTGGCACGTGATGGATAATATCACCTACGGCATTTCGAACTAGGACTTCATTCACCCAGACTTGGCGGCGAACTTCGACAGTCTCATAGACTGGAGCACATGGCACATGATAAGATCCACGATGATGGCGGCTCCCACCGTAAACACCACCACCGTAAACACCACGATTGTTGCCATATCCATGATTGAATCCACCAGTTCGATTTCTCCAACCTGCGACTCCTCCACTTACTGCTCCGATAATTGCTCCAGTTTCGCTATCACCGTCTCCAGTATTATTTCCGATAATTGCTCCGATTCCTCCGCCGATAGCGCTATCAATGAGCACATCTTCAAGGTTGGCTGATGCAGTTGAAACGATGGCGAATGCCGCGATTAATGTTATTGCTGTTTTTTTCATAATTGTTCTTTAGTATATTATTTATAGAAGATGTGTCGACCTATCTTTGCGGTGACGTTCATAGAATCAGCCCAGTAAGGCTTGTCGATATAATTAGCGTGATAATGATCAGCGCCGTTTGTGAAGTTTGTTATATTTTGAGATAGAATTATTTTCATTGCTTTGTTCCATCGAGAATGATTCTTTGCCTTCGCGACATTTTCCTCGATGTTCTTCCCATTCCAACAAGAGAATTGCCATTTCTGGAGGCAGATATCAGACATCGATTTGTTGCGTTTAATGGATCGATTATAAATCACTTCGTGCACCGCCTCCATCGCGCCTCTAGAATATTCACCACCAGCTTCAAGAATCAGAGTAGATGCAATAATATCTTGATGCGTTGGTTCTTGAGCAGCTGCATTAGTAGCATCCAGTGCCGCCAACATAATAATTGTTGCCGTAACGGTGCCTGCCACAAAGTTGAGCCAATCTCTTGAGGTTGATTTCATAGTATTAGTTGGCTTGTTTTTCAAACCACTCATCGAGCTTCTCGGATGGCACAACTTCGCCATCTTTCATCGTGTAGTAAATCTTGTGGTCACTGATATTTGAATCGGGGTGAAGAAGCCACCTCTTATATTTCGATTTGATCTCATCTCGCATCTGTCCACAATTACTGGCATCGACCGAACATTGTAAAAGACCATTTTCCATGTGAACATGAATAGATGGTTGCCATTCCTCTTCCACTGGCATCGTAGATTCATCGGGGTGACTATTGGTAAAGAGGACAAAGACCTCGGAGTAATCATTTTTGTAAGTGATCGCTTTTTCGAAAGCGGCGACATCGACAGAAGGGTAGAGGACATAAGTCTCACCGCCCTTGTTCTTCCAGTGTTGAGGGCATTCACCCTTTTCATCCCATGAGTGGGCGCCGTAGTTTTCGCAATATTGGGTTGTAACAGTTGTTATCATAAAAATTTTATTTAAGCAGGAACAGAGAGACAAAGACCATAGTAGGCTATGGCAGCGATAGCAGCACCGACAAGGGTGGCGAGGAGGGTTTCTTTTAGTGTTTTCATAATCAATCTTATATGTATATTATAATCTATTTTGGATGATTTGTCAATGGTCTGATCTC